GTGTGCAGATCGCTCGCCGATAGACAGAGCAACGAGCAAGGTTGAAGAGAGTAAAAACGGGTGTGTGTGAGAGTGCTTACACCGGTCTCGTTTCGGGCTTATCCCCCCGCCTGCTCTAGCTCGACCAGTTGCGGCAGGCTGCTCGACCAGTCGCCCGATGCTGTCGTGTAGTGGGGTGAGCGTGAGGGCGTCGAATCCCCCTCCGGCTCGCGTACAGCCTCACCAGCAGCCTGCCGCGCCCCAGTCGCTATGCTGATATCCCCAGCCCCCGCCATCGTCTCTACGGGGCTGTATTCCGGTCGTGTTCATTCGAGATGAACCGCTGCTGCTAGACGTGTGGCGGCTGTCAGCTCGATCCCGTGCACCCGAGCCGGCGTTTCCGGGGCAAGTAGCGCGTGAACGAATCCGACCCCCCCGGCACTGTCACTCGCTCTTTTCCACTCCAGCCTCACGACGTAGCTCGGGCCACCTGCGCCGATAGCGCGCGACGGTTTTCTGTAACTCGGAGCCTCTCATGCTCGCTGTCACGTATCGCTCGATCGACGAGCTGATCCCGTATGCCCGGAACAGCCGCACGCACTCGGACGCGCAGATCGCGCAGATTGCTGCGAGCCTGCGCGAGTTCGGCTGGACGAATCCGGTGTTGATCGATGACGAGTGCAACGTGATTGCCGGTCACGGTCGCCTGCTCGGCGCACGCAAGCTCGGGCAAACCGAAGTGCCGACGATCAGCCTGTCGCACCTGAGCGAGACGCAGCGCCGCGCGTATGTGATCGCCGACAACAAGCTTGCCGAGCTGGCCGGATGGGATACCGAACTTCTCGCGCTCGAACTCGGCGAGCTGAACGAAACATTCGACGTGTCGCTACTCGGCTTCGCCCCCGAAGAGGTTGCCGATTTGCTGGTCGGGCCGACGTTCGGCCCGGCCGACGCAGACAGCCAAGGCAAGCTTGACGAGAAAGCGAAGTGCACGTGTCCGAACTGCGGCCATGAATTCACGCGTTGAGCTGAAACTCGACTGGTGCACGCACGAAGCTGCAACGTATGCCGTGATGCACTGGCACTACTCGAAGCGCATGCCGATGCCGCCGCTGGTTCGAGTCGGGGTGTGGGAGTCCGGCAAGTTCATCGGGTGCGTGCTGTTCGGTCGGGGTGCTTCTCCGCATCTCGGCGCACCGTACGGCCTCACGCAGCTCGAATGCTGCGAGCTGGTACGCATCGCGTTGACGAAGCACGCCACGCCTGTTTCGAGAATCGTGAAACTCGCGATCAAGCTGCTGCGTGAGAACTCGCCCGGCCTGCGTCTGATCGTGTCGTTTGCCGATGCGAATCAGGGGCACCACGGCGGGATTTATCAAGCCGGGAACTGGCTGTATCTCGGCAAGAGCGCTGCGAGTGTCGAGTATTTCCACGAAGGACGGTGGAAGCATCAGCGCGAAGTGAGCGGCGGCGCTTTCGGCGGTGAGCGAAAGATCGCTGACGCGTCCGGCCTGCCGAAGCGCAGAACCGACGGCAAGCATCGATACGTCATGCCGCTCGATGAGCGTATGCGTGAGCGTCTCGCGCCGCATGCGCTGCCGTACCCGAAACCCCCTATGCGTGAGAAGCAAGCGATGACCGGTTCCACCGGTACAGCGGCGGTGTAACGCCGACCCTCACGCTCCATCTTTCAATGGTGTCGCCATGCCCGAGCAAGAGAAGCCGCGCACGCTTGCCGACTGCGAGCCTATTCCGCCTGATCGCAAATCGGCGTTCAAGCGCACGCACCCGCGCATCAAGCAAGGTCAGCTTGAGCCGTTCGAGCCGACACACGATCAGCGCATGACTGTGCGCGTCATGTCCGCGTGCGGCATGAAAGTCGAGGTGATCGTGCAGCATATCGTCAACCCGGATACCGGTTTGCCGGTCACGGTCAAGACGCTGCGCAAGTATTGCTCGAAAGAGCTGAAAGACGGCCGCGAAGTCGCTAACGCGATGGTCGCGCAGTCGCTGTTCAAGAAAGCAATCGGGAACTCGCCTCAGGCCGTGCAGGCGTGCATTTTCTGGTTGCGCTCGCAAGCAGGCTGGCTCGCCCCGGACTCGATCGAGATTTCCGGGAAAGACGGCAAGCCCTTGAGCGGCGGCGAACGTCAGAATCTCGTCGTGTATCTCCCCGACAACGGGCGCGATGCAGCGAACGCGCAAAGCGATGGCACGCAAGTCCTCAAGCGGCGTTCCTGAGAAGCGCCTCGGGCCGCAGGCCGGGCCGCAATCGATGTTCCTCGCGACGCCCGCGGATATCGCTATCTACGGCGGCGCTGCCGGTGGCGGCAAATCGTTCGGCCTGCTGCTCGACCCGCTGCGGCACGTGCTCAGTGTGCGCGGCTTCTTCGGCGTGTTCTTCCGACGCACGACCACGCAGATTCGCAACCCCGGCGGTCTGTGGGACGAGTCGCAGCAGATTTACATGCAGCTCGGCGCGAAAGCGCGCCAGCATGAGCTGGAATACACGTGGCCGAACGTCGGGTCTAAGCTGAAACTCGCGCACCTCGAACATGAGATGAGCGTGTACGAGTGGCAGGGTGCGCAAGTGCCGTTCATCGGGTTCGACGAACTGACGCACTTCTCGCGCAACCAGTTCTTTTACATGCTGTCGCGCAATCGCTCGACGTGCGGCGTGCGCCCCTACGTGCGCGCGACGACGAACCCGGACGCCGAGTCGTGGGTGTCCGAGCTGATCGAGTGGTGGATCGATCAAGAGACTGGCCTACCGATCGACGATCGTGCAGGCGTGCTGCGCTGGTTCGCGCGTCAGAACGACGTGATCGTGTGGGCGAACACCCGCGACGAGCTGATCGACCAGCTTGGCCCCGACTGTCTCCCGAAAACGCTCACCTTCATTCCCGCGCAGATTTACGACAATCCGATGCTGCTCGCGAGCGACCCCGGTTATCTCGCGAACTTGCAAGCGCTGCCGTATGTCGAGCGCATGCGCCTGCTCGGCGGGAACTGGAAAATCCGCCCCACTTCGGGCCTGTACTTTCAGCGTCAGTGGATCAACGTTATCGACGTTGCGCCGACGAATCTCGACGTGGTGCGCTACTGGGATTTGGCCGCGACCGACAAGACGCAAGACAACGACCCGGACTGGACGATCGGCGTCAAGCTCGGCAAGTATCGCGATCAAAATCGCTGGGTCGTGCTGCACGTGTGCCGCCTGCGCGGGTCGCCGCACAAAGTCGAGGAAGCGATTAAGAACGTCGCCGCGATCGACGGGCCGCGCTGCCGCATCGGTCTACCCCAAGACCCCGGCCAAGCAGGCAAGGCGCAAGCGATCGCGTTGATCGGTGCGCTGTCCGGCTACATCGCGACTGCGCGCGCCGAGCGCGGCGACAAAATCACGCGCTTCGGGCCGTTCAGTGCGCAAGCCGAAGCCGGGAACATCGATTACCTGCGCGGGCCGTGGCTCGATGAGCACCTGTCGCAGCTCGAAGGGTTTCCCGACTCGCCGCACGATGACGACGCCGACGCGTGCGGCGGTGCGCTCGGCATGTTCCTCGACAGCCGTACCGGGTTCCTCGACTACTTCGCTGGCGTCGTCAGTGAGAAGCGCCAGCGCGAAGAGGCGAAGCTTCGCAACGAAGGCAACGTAGTGCGGATTCGGTGAGGCTCGAATGAAGCGATTGATGAGTGGCACGACCGGGCGCGGTCGCGAGCTGTTTGAACTGCTCGCGCGTGAGTTTGCGCTACCCGAGTGCGTGCAAGAGTTCGAGGTGTCGTTTCACCTCGACGGCACAGTGATTTGCCGCTGCACGTGGCTTGCTGCTGAACTCGATGAGGACGAGAAAACGTCCGACTCGAAAGTCGGCTGTCGATGGGAGTGAACACCATGTCATTACTTGAACTGTTAATCACGCTGCTCGTTGTGCTGATCATTCTCGGGCTGGTGTGGCATGTCATTTCGCTGCTGCCGATGCAGCCGGAAGTCGGGCGCGTCGTGCAGATCGTGTTTATCGTGGTCTGTATTCTCGTGCTCGTCTATATGTTCTTGCCGATCGGCGGGCGCGGCGCGCTGCTCTGTCGATAGGGAGTCAAACTCATGAGCATCATCGTGAACTCCGAGTCTTATGCGCTCACTGCCGGTCATGACGTGATTGTCAGCGGCGCAGGTAATCCGCTGACCGTCCATATCCCGACCGGCACCACGGCAACGATCTACACGACTTGCTCGTCACGTGCGCAGATCGACGCAGGCACCGCAGACTGGATCGCATGGGGCAACGGCTCGAAGGCCGGCCCGTTCATGGACGTGCTGCTGTATCCGATCGGTGCTCTGAAAATCAGCTCGGCAGCAGGCGGCACCGTCAATATTGCGAGGACTCGGCTATGACTTCAAAGGTGTGGGCCTCCGAAAATAGCAGCGGCGGCGGCGGTGGTGGCGGCGGCGCAACCGACTTCACACAGCTTGCCGATGCACCGACGAGCTACACGGGAAAAAGCGGCCTCGTTACGCGCGTCAAGCGTGATGAGTCTGGACTCGAATTTGGCGTCGCTGGCGCGCGTACTGTGCGCTTTGTCGATAACGACAACGGCGACACGACAGGCGGCGTGCTCGTCGGTGCTGACCTGTCAGCAGAGCCGTATTTCGGGAATCTCGCTGTCGGTGACTCGATCTTTCTCGGTGGCGCATACACGGCGGCCGACGTTGGCATATGGGTGTGTACTGCGATCAATGACGGTGTTGCATCCGTTGCGCGGCGCAGTGATTCGCTGATCGGTTCGCTTTTCGTTACTGGCGAGCCGGTGTTTTCAGCCTATGACTGGGCAATCCATTACGTCAACGTATCAGACGGCTCGACGACGCTTGAAAACGGCAGGCTCGACGGCAGCACGATTTGGGTAGGTCTGACAGAACCTGTTACATCGATTGCCGTGACGAAGGCATTCGAGGGCTCAGGTATCAATTTTGGCGGCGCAGTTTTCGGCGCAACTGTATTGCAGTCGAGAGTCGTGCGGATTGATTCGAGCGCAAGCCCCTATAACACGAACTCGCAACTGGCCGGCGTTCTGCTGATCGACGCGAGCGCAGGCGATGTGGTTGTCACCATCGTCGGTGACCCGTTCTTTAGCGTTGCTAATCAGCAAGGCGCACCGATGACGCTCAAGCGCGTTGACAGCAGCAGCAACACGGTGACGATCAACACGCAAGGCGTGAATTTTCCGCTTGATGATGGCACTACTTCATTCACGCTCGCCGCGCTTGAGGTCAGGCGGCTGCTGTATGAACCGGGCAACCCGCACAGCACGTGGTGGACTGTCTAGGCGCTGCGCGAAAAAAAGCCCGCTTCGTGAGCGGGCTTGTTTGTGTGCGCTGTGCTGTCAGTCATGCAGTCCCCGATTGTCGAGCTGCGAGTTATAGATCACGGTGTGCAGCGTGTCGGACACTGCTGATATGACGCTGTGCGCGCCGTAGCTGATACCTACAGCAGCGATGACGACGACGAGCAGCTTAACCAGCAGTTTCATGTTCAGACTCCTGTTTTGATGAGGAACAGCTCAAAGAGCGCGGCTGACATAGTGCGCTCCCCGAGTTCCCATTTCTGCCACGTGCGCAGATTCACGCGCATGACTTCGGCCGCTTGCGCTTGCGTCATGCCGAGCTGCTCGCGCAGCGCGCGCAGCGTGTCGGCGTCCGGCGTCGTCACTGACGTTTCGACGAGCGCGAGAAACTCGCGCACGGCGCGCAGATCGTCCGCGCTCGGCTGTGCCGGGATACGTCCCGACTCACGATGCAGCTCGCGCGCGCAAGCGTCGCGACGCGCTGCCGTCTCGCTGCCGATGAACGGATCGCGATCGACGAACGCGCGTGCGTTCGCGAGCGTGCGATTCGGGTTCGATTGCTTCGTGAGCCATGCGCGGTAGTCGTGCAGCATCGCGCGGGCCACTTCGTGCAGTTCAGTCATGATCAGCTCCGGTTACTTGAAAGACTTTTGCGCCCAAACAAGCGCGATGACCCAGCCGATTGCTGTCCAGCCGAGGCAGAGGTTCAGCGTCGCGATAGCCCGGTAATCCGGGTGCTCGCGGCGATATGCAGTGATCGCCGGGGCGAAGTAGATTGCGAAAACGACAGCGATCGTGGCGAGTGCGCTAACGATGCCGTTGAGTGCGTCCATGTTCATTGTGTGTCTCCGTCGCGTATGTGTGGTCAAACGTGCTCGGCGTCGTCGAGCGCGGTGAGTGCGTCCTCGAAGTCGGACAGATCGCAGATCGTGTCCAGTTCGCCGATTGCTGTGTCGAGCTGATCAATCGCGGTCTGACTCGCTTGCCCGCGCTCCCCGTCTTGCAAGCTCTCAGGCATGTTGTCGAACGCGTCTTGTTCGTCGTCGCGAACCGATTGCAGCTCGTCGCGAATCGTCTCCGCTTCGCTCTTGATCGCGTTCAGTCGTTCGACAAGCGCAGTGAGTGCAGCGTACTGCGCGCGGATCGTCTTGCGTCGTGCATTGTTCATGGTGTCTCCGTAGCGTGTAGTGATCAGAAACCTTGCTTCGTCAGTTCTTCGGTCAGCACGCGCGAAGCGATCGCGCGCTGTTCTTCGTTCAGCGTCTTTCTGATCGCGTTGAACGCCTCGGCAGCAGCGAACGCCTTTGCCGCTTCGCTGCGCATGCCCCGCACTGCCTTCGTCTCGCCGGACTCAGCGCAGCGCGTGTAGATGTTCCCGACCTCGCCCCAAGTCGGGGTCATGTCGATGGCTTTACTCATGGTCATATCTCCGGTTCGTGCGCGCGGGTGCGCGCGAGTCACCATGATGCGCCCAATGGGCGTGTCCGCAGCATTGGTATTTACCCCTGCCCAATGGGCGTCATTTCTCAAACGAGGGCCGAATCATGCCTGACACGAAGGGCGCGAAAGTTACGCCGCTCGGCCCCGGTGTGGTCGGTCGCGCTGTGCAGGCGCTGCGCTACGTCGTGACGGGACGCGCACCGGTTGCGAACGCAACGACTCCGCAAGGTGCGACGACTGCGGGCACTGTGCACCCGGTCAAGACGACCATCACGGGTGTTGATCCGCAGAACTTCATGGGGCCGCTGAACCCCTTGCCGCCGGTCGCACAGGATGCAGTGTGGGGGCGTCGAACCGATTACCCGATCGGATACAACCAGCGCTTTACGCCGCGCAGCGATGAGCTGGTCGATTTCTCGACGCTGCGCATGCTCGCCGACACTTGGGATTTGCTGCGCGTCGTGATCGAGACGCGAAAGGATCAGCTCGACCAGCTCGACTGGAAAATCCGATACCGCGATCAGAACAAGCCGCAGGACAAGCGCTGCGAGCAGATCAGCGAATTTTTCCAGTACCCGGACAAGGTGAACACGTGGTCTGATTGGGTGCGCATGATCATCGAGGATTTGTTTGTGATCGATGCGCCGTGCTTGCTGCCGCGCCTCACGCGCGGCGGCGATCTATACGCGCTTGAGATTATGGACGGCGCGCTGATCAAGCCGCTATACGACGTGCAGGGGCGCATTCCGATGACGCCTGACCCGGCCTATCAGCAGATCATCAAGGGCCTGCCTGCGGCGGAATACACGTTCGACGAGCTGATCTATAAGCCGCGCAATCGCCGATCGTGGAAGGCATACGGGTATAGCCCCGTTGAGCAAATCATCGTCACGATCAACACCGGCATTCGGCGCAATCTCGCGACGTTGCAATACTACACAGAGGGTTCGCTACCGGACTCGATCATCGGCCTGCCCGACACGTGGAACTCCGAACAGATCAGGCAGTTTCAAGAGTATTGGGACGAGCTGCTGTCGGGCAACACGGCCGAGCGTCGCAAGACGCGTTTCATGCCGGGCGGCGGCAATTACGTGCAGACCCGTGAGCCGGGCCTGTCGGATGAGTTCGACGAGTGGCTGGCGCGCGTCGTGTGCTATGCGTTCAGCGTCGAGCCGACGCCGTTTATCAAACAGCAGAACCGCGCCACGGCGCAGACCGCGCGTGAGCAGTCGATCGCCGAAGGACAGGCCGCGCTCAAAAAGTGGTTGAAGCTGCTGATCGATAGCGTGATCACGCGATACCTGAAAGCGCCTGACCTTGAGTTTGTCTGGAACGATAACTATGCGGTCGATCCGTTGCAACAAGCGCAGATCGATCAAATCTACCTCATGAATCAAGTCATGGTGCCGAACGAGGTTCGCGAGAATCTCGGCATGGAACCCCTCGACTCCGAAGAAGCTGATCAGCCGTTACCGCGCCCGACCGGCTCGGAAGGACTCAAGCCCGATGAGGACGACGGCGGCGGACGCGCGCCCCGCAAGGGCGACGACAACGACAATGCGACTGAGAAAGTCGCGAAGGCGTCGCGGGGCGAAAAAAAAAAGGCAGCTTGATCCGGCTGGTTCAGCCCGACCCGGAACGCCGTGAAGTGCAGACGCAGCGCGCGCGCGTCAAGCGCACGATGCAGCGCTTTCTAACGGGCCTCGCGCACGATATCGCCCGGCAGGCCGGGCCGAAGCTTGACGGCTTGCGCGCGCACGTGAGCAAAGCCGCAGGCAAC